GGCACACGATAAGGCGAAGGCGATCGCGAAAATATCCGGCGACGCGAAGGCGATCGTGGCAGCAGGGAAAGCGGCGTTCGCTGCCGGCGTTGAACGCATTGCGCAGGCCGACAGGGGGTTCGCCGTCACGGCCGAGCAGTGGGACACGGACCCGTGGCTGCTGGGCACACCAGGAGGAACAGTTGATCTCCGCACCGGACAGCTGCGCCCCCCAGCACAGGCCGACTACATCACAAAGATCACCGCTGTCGCGCCCACCGATAAGCCAGAGTGTCCGATCTGGATTGCCTTCCTCGAACGCGTGCTACCGGACGGCGAACTGCTCGCCTTCGTGCAGCGCGGGCTCGGTTACTGCCTGACCGGAGTCATCACCGAACACGGCCTGTTCTTCGGCCACGGCACAGGCCGCAACGGCAAGAGCACGCTGCTGGACACCGTCGCAGGCATCATGGGCGTCGGCATCGGTGGCTACGCGGCAATCGCTGAGATGGAGACCTTCACCGCCACCGCCCACGACCGCCACCCCACCGAACTTGCCGTGCTTCGCGGCGCCCGGCTGGTGATCGCCCAGGAAACCGAGGAAGGCCGCCGCTGGGCGGAAGCGCGGATCAAGCGCCTGACCGGAGGTGGACCGATTACCGCCCACCTCATGCGACAAGACCCGTTCACGTTCACTCCGATGTTTAAGCTTTTCTTTGGCGGCAACCACAAGCCCGCTCTCCGCAACGTCGATGAAGCGGTGCGGAGCCGTTTCCACCTGATCCCGTTTCTGGTGACGATCCCGGCGGCGGAGCGCGACAAAAACCTGTTGGATAAGCTAGAAGCCGAATGGCCCGGCATCCTGAGGTGGCTAATCCAAGGCTGTCTTGAATGGCAGCGAATCGGCCTCGCTCCCCCGGCAGCAGTACGGGCCGCCACCGAGCACTACATGGAAGCCGAAGACGCCATCGGACAGTGGATCGGCGACTGCTGCGAGCGGTTCAAGTTCCGCTGGGAATCCACCGCCGATCTTTACCGCTCATGGAAAGCATGGGCTGAAGCACGCGGGGAATACGTCGTGTCCCAGAAGCGGTTCGGACAGGCACTCGAAGGCAAAGGCTTCGAGTCACGACGGCACGGCACTCCCCAGGTGCGCGGCTTCGGTGGCCTGGGCCTGCTTATCCCGAAGCCATCCAGCGCGACCAGCACAGAGCCGCCATCAGACCCCGCGCCACCCAACGAAAACGAGCGATGGGAAGACAGGTAAAGCCGTTGCGTAGACGCAAGAGACGTGAGAAACTGTTACTCCAGCTATACGCGCATGCGCGCGCGCACGTATGTGAGGGGAAAGGGTTAGACGCGTCTATTGCGTCTACAGAACAATCGCGCCACGCCAGGGTGTCCTGGTATGACGGCCGGGGCTCTGCACAACCGAAGGGAGAACACTGATGGACGCTCGCCAATTGAAAAGGTTGATCCGGTTCGAGGTGAAGTTCGAAGATGGCAGTGTCTCGCACATCCAAATCTCCAGTTGGGATTTGCAGAACGGCGATCATGTCGCCCGCATAATTGCGCGTGAACACCAAGATCGTGGCGAGCTACGCCCCGGCAATATCGTGTCGGTGCGCCGTGTGAGGTGAGAGGCACCTTGCGGCGCGACTGCCTCAGGGCCACTTGATTATGAACTTGAATACGAATTCAAGAATTCATGCCTGAAACGATTATAGGTTTTTTAGACATGTGGGGCGGTTCACGAGCGGGTGCGGGGCGGCCGGCAGGTAAGGAAACCCCGAGGGTTGGTGAGCGCCGCAAGGCCACGCGTGAAGTCGTGGCAAAGGCGGTCGAGCGGTTCGAGACTGATCACCCGAACGCGTTTCCCGGCGATGCCGTCGCGCTGCTTCAATGCGTGTATCGGAATCCTAACATCGACCTCGCCGTTCGCATTGACGCAGCGAGTAAAGCGGCTCGCTTCGAGCGTCCGCAGTTGGCCGCCACCATGGTGCGCGACACGACACCGGCCGCCATGGGCGTGATTCTCTTGCCGGTAAAGGAGGCCTAGCCGTGGAAGCTCCAATTATCTGGCGCCCGACCTCGCGGCAGTCGGAATTCCTATCAGCGGCGGCGGACGAGGTCCTTTTCGGCGGCGCTGCCGGCGGCGGAAAGTCTGACGCGCTGGTAGTGGATGCCCTCGGCGGCCAGGTGCGGGCAGTCGAGAAGTCTGAATATCGAGCGTTAATTCTGCGCCGTACGTTCGGCGAACTTAAGGAAGTAGTCGACCGTACGCGAGCGTTGTATCCGGTTGTATGTCCTGGCGCTGTGTATCACGTGCAAGGTTCGGAATGGGTGTTCCCGTCTGGCGCACGTATTGAGTTGGGTTATCTGGACGCTGATGTAGACGTAATGCGGTACCAAAGCAGGCAGTTCCAGTGGATTGGATGGGAAGAGTTAGCGCAGTGGCCTACTGATTACTCTTATGAGTATATGATAAGCCGCCTGCGCGCCCCTGAGCGGCTACAGATTCCATGCTACGTACGGGCAACGTGCAATCCCGATGGTCCTGGTGCGGTGTGGATCAAGAAGCGTTGGGGCATACAGCCTGCGGGCGAGTCCACGGATCTGGAGATCGAGACGGGGCATCGGAAGTGGCGCCGACGCTTCATTGCCGCTCGATTGGACGACAACCCTCACTTGGCCAATACCGGGTATCACGAGCAGCTTATGCTGCTGCCCGCCGAGACACAGCGCGCTTTGCTTGAGGGTCGATGGGACGAGGCGCCAATTGGAGGCGCGATTTACGGCGAGGTTCTGGCCGCCGCCCGATCGGCTGTGCCGTCACGGATTAGCAGTGTGCCGCACGATCCGACGCTCCGTGTGGACACCGCCTGGGATCTTGGCGTGGGCGATGCCACTGCCATTTGGTTCTCGCAGTCCGTTGGACGCGAGGTTCGGCTGATTGATTACTTCGAGGCCAGCGGCGAAGGCTTGCCGTTCTATGCGAACGTCCTGGACCGGAAGGGGTATCTGTACGGCCGGCATGTAGCGCCGCACGATATCCAGGTGCGCGAGCTGGGCAGTGGCCGATCCAGGATCGAGGTCGCAGCCTCGCTCGGCATCAAGTTCGAGATCGCGCCGCAGATTGGGTTGGAGGATGGTATCCATGCCGTCCGCATGCTGTTTCCTCGGCTGTGGATTGACGAGACGAAGTGCGCTGTCGGACTGGAGGCGCTAGCGCGTTACCGGCGCGGCTGGAACAAGACCATGGGCCAATACATGGCCAGCGTCGTGCACGACGACGCAAGCCACGCCGCTGACGCGGTGCGGTATCTTGCGGTGAGCCACAAGACGGCCTCGCCGAGGCCCCAGATGATGCACCAGGCGATGCGCTCGGTGGCGCCGTCGTCGCAGGGGTGGATGGCGCACTAGTACCTCTGCACAGTGATTCTGACCGGTTGAACGAATGGCTGGATTCGACCGATAGTGTTGAAAAACTCGGGGACGAGCATTATCGCGATAGATTGATTCGCCTCGCCAGTCCGGACGCAAGGATGATTCCCCCCGAGGTACTCGGGCATTTGAATGTTGCTGCTCGCGACCAGTCGAGGGAGTTTTTCAACAATATCCACCCAAAGCCGCCGTTCAGTCTCAGCAATGGCGTATTCAGCGGATCACCAGTCGGCCGGCGCCACAACGTCTTCGGGCTTACCGGTACCTCCCACGCCTCTCGGCCGCCGCGGTACCTGTGGACATTGGTGTAGCCGAGCGCCACAGGCCGCAACGTGAGATGCGGCCATCGAAGCGCTCCGAGTTCCAGCCCACCGCGACGATCGGTGTCTCGAGGTCACCCTTGGTCAGCGCCTGCGCCTCTTGCGCAGGCGGTCCTATATCGGGGCATAATTGCCGGTACCCGTGCCTGCATCCTTCAACCCGACCGCGCCGGGTCGAAAGCGGACTTACCGCGCAGAGCGGCAGGGGGCACAGGAAGTCAGACAGCCGGTCAAAATTACTGTGCGGTACTTGGTGCATGATAGG